GGCGTTTACTCAATCAGTCTTGTACTACCTGAAGTGGATGCTTCTGAAATGTGTGAGCACTTAGATGCTCTCGTAGAAGCTAAGTTCGATGAAGAAGTGAAGGCTAAACCTGCACTTAAGAATCAATTGTCCAAGAATCCTCCTTACTCACCTGTATATGATCGCGAAACTGGCGATGCTACTGGCGAGATCGAGTTCAAGTTCAAGCTGAAAGCTAAAGTTAACACACGTGATGGTCGTACATTCGAGCAGAAGGTTGCTGTTGTCGATGCTAAACGTACACCAATGACAGACGAGATCGCTGTCGGTAACGGTTCAGACGTTAAGGTGGCCTTTGAGCCTATGCCTTACATGGTCGCCGGTACTAAGATGATCGGTGTCTCACTTCGCCTTAAAGCTGTACAGGTTATCAAACTTGTAGAGTACGGTTCACCCGCTACATCAGTATTTGATGAAGAAGATGGTTTCGTAGCTGAAGCATCTGCTCCTTCTAATACAGTAGCTGAGGTGTTCACTGATGGCGATTTCTAGTCGGTCTACCTTAGAAGATAGAGTACAAGCAAACCTACAGAAGCGAGGCATCAACTACACGTATGAGCCTTGCAAGCTACCTTACACAGTCGAACGTAACTACATCCCTGATCTTCTGATTGGAGACATTTACATAGAGGTGAAAGGTTATTTTAGACAGGATGCACAGCGTAAGATGAAAAGTATACGTGATCAACATCCTGACTTAGATATTAGGTTTCTATTCCAACGAGCAGCAAGCACGGTACAGGGAGCTAAGATCCGCAAAGACGGAACGAAGATGACCTGTGGTGAGTGGGCTACTAAACAAGGCTTCATCTGGGCAGAAGGTAACGTGCCTGATGACTGGCTAATCATAGACGACGAGGTATATTAATGGAACAGAGCGACAGCGAATTTGTACAACACATCCCATGCGAGAAGTGTGGTTCATCTGATGCAGCAGGTATCTACACAGATGGTCATACGTATTGCTTTTCATGTAATGCTTATCAACACGCAACCGAGGAGAATCAAGTGACAGAGACTACTGATAATAAAAGCGCTGACTTCTTAGGTGGTGATGCCTTGCCTCTAGCAAAGCGTAAGCTGACTTCAGAGACAACGAAGTTATGGGACTACCGTGTTAGCGAGTTCAAGGGCCAGATGGCTCAGATAGCGAACCACAAGGATGAACAGGGTCGCACTGTCGCTCAGAAAGTTAGACTACCTAATAAAGAATTCTTTGCGTTAGGTAAGATGAAAGACGCTACTCTCTACGGTCAGTGGTTGTGGAGAGATGGCGGTAAGATGATTACTGTGACGGAGGGGGAGCTGGATGCTCTCTCTCTATCTCAGGCAATGGGTAACAAGTGGCCGGTAGTTTCTGTTAAGACAGGAGCAGCAGGTGCTAAGAAAGAGATCGCTAAGGCTATCGAGTTCCTAGAGAACTTTGAGTCAGTAATCTTTATGTTTGATAATGATGAAGTAGGACAAGCAGCAGCTATTGAATGTGCTGGACTTCTATCTCCTAACAAAGCTAAGATCGCAAGACTACCTCTTAAGGACGCCAGCGACATGCTTCAGGCAGGAAGATCGAAGGAACTTGTCGATGCAATGTGGGCAGCTAAGAGCTACAGACCAGACGGTATCATTAATGGTGCTGATCTTTGGGAAGAAGTCTCTACTGTTCAAGATGTCGAATCAATTGACTATCCTTATGCAGGGCTTAACGATATGACTGACGGCTGTCGTCGCGGTGAGATCGTTACGGTCACGGCTGGTTCAGGACTTGGTAAGTCACAGCTCACTCGTGAGTTCGCTTACAATCTTCTGAATGAAGGCGCTACAGTAGGTTATGTTGCGCTAGAGGAAAGTAGTAAACGTACAGCACAGGGCTTGATGTCCTTGCACTTGAACAAACCTATCCATCTCCAAGAGACTCCTACAGAAGAGTTACGTGAAGCGTTTGACGCTACGATGGGGACAGGTCGAGTGTTCATGTACGACCACTGGGGTTCAACCGAAAGTGATAACCTGCTCGGTAAGATACGTTACCTAGCGCGTGGTTGTGGTTGCGATTACATTATCTTAGATCATATCTCGATTGTTGTATCGGGTATTGACCAAGGTGATGAGAGACGAATCATTGATAATATGATGACGAAGCTCCGCTCACTTACAGAGGAACTTGACATTGGTATGATTCTCGTGTCGCACTTGAAACGCCCTAGCGGTGAGAAAGGACATGAAGAAGGCGCTACTACTTCCCTAGCACAACTTCGGGGTTCGGCAGCAATCGCTCAGTTGAGTGATATGGTTATAGGTTTAGAGCGTAACCAGCAAGCTAAAGAAAACTCGAATGTAACAACGGTGCGAGTGCTCAAGAACAGATGGTCTGGTATCACAGGTATATGCGGTAAGTTAGCATACAGCCATGAGACAGGTCGTATGGTCGAGACATTCGATGATGAATCTATAGACTTTGATAACGAGGAGTTCTGATGACACAAGCCAACATGAAAAAACACCGAAGGAATATAGAGATAGAGATAGCGTACCTAGAAGTGAAAGCTATTATGTACGCTGTTAATACAATTACCAAGTTACTATCTGTAACGGGTGTAGTTCTTTCCTTTTATGGCTTTGGAGTATAATATGAGTGGACAAGTACCCATGGAAGTAATCTATGCTTACTTCGACTATGTAGAAGACTTAACTGAGTGTGGTGAATTCTTAGAAGTACCTTCGGCAAGAGAGTTTTGTAAGATGTACTTAGAGGAGTTAAATGACTTCATAGCAGAACGGGATAGGGTTCCTAATCCTAAAGAACCACCAACACCACCTACAAACCCTTTTGGTTTCATATCCTGACAACACTAATCATTAACTTTTATATAAGAGGAACACATGAAATAATCACATAGGAGGTATAGGCTATGCAGTCAAAATACCAATCAATAGTAGAACAAACGTTAAATGTAGGCAGCGGATTTATTATCTCTGTCTTAGTATGGGAGTTTGCCATTAAGAACCTTATACATGTAGGTGTTCTGAGTGTTGACTCATCCATATGGATCACCGTTATATTTACCGTAGTAAGTTTTATACGGGGATATTTCTGGCGAAGATACTTTAATAATCACTCCAGCGAGAGGTAGACATGATAATATTTGATGTGGAAACAGACGGGCTTTTACAGGACGTTACTAAGATACACTGTATGGTTGCTAAGGACACAGATACACAGCAGGTATTTAGAGCTGTTGGTCATTCCGAGGTAACTAAATTATTCAAGGAGATCAGTAAACAAACACTGGCAGGACACAACATCATGGGTTACGACTTACCTGTAGTAGAAAAGGTATTAGGTCTTACTCATGACGGTGAAGTGTTCGACACCTTGGTTGCTACAAGAACCATCTGGCCTAACCTCCGAGACCTTGATCAAAGGAAGAAGACAGTTAGACCTCAATTCACTGGTAGTCACTCTTTAGACGCTTGGGGTCAACGCCTTAGGTTCTTCAAAGGGGACTATGGTAAGCAAGAGAACGCTTGGGATGAGTACACTCCTGAGATGTTGGAGTACTGTGAGCAGGACGTGGAGCTTAACCATAAGGTATTTGAACGTATTGTGGCTAAGAACTTTCCCCCTGCGGCGTTAGAGATGGAACATGAAATGCACAGGTTACTACTCCAACAGGAACGCATAGGCTTCCCGTTCTCAGTAGAGAAAGCTCAGGCACTCTACAGCATTCTCTCAGATCGTAAGCAGTCAATCGCTGACGAACTAGCAGAAATGATGGAGCCTACTATCGTAGAGATGAAGACAAGAACTAAAGTAATACCTTTCAATCCAGCAAGTCGTGTACAGATAGCCGATAGGTTACTTAGACGTGGTTGGAAACCTCTGGACTATACACCTAATGGTGCACCTAAAGTAGATGAAACGTCATTAGCAGCTAGTGACTTACCCGAAGCACGTTTACTATGTGAGTATCTCATGCTCAATAAGAGGCTAGGACAGCTCGGTAATGGTAAACAGGCATGGTTAAAGCTAGAACAAGATGGTCGTATTCATGGCCGTGTGAATCACATGGGGGCAGTAACCTCACGTTGTACACATAGCACACCTAACGTTGCTCAAGTACCTTCACTAACTGCCGTTTACGGTCAGGAGTGTCGTGAACTGTTCATCGCCCCCGAAGGCTATAAGCTAATCGGTGCTGATGCTTCAGGCTTAGAGCTTAGGTGTTTGGCACACTATATGTCTCGGTACGATGACGGGGCATATGGACGTGAGATCCTTGAAGGTGACATCCACACAGCCAACCAAGAAGCAGCAGGACTACCTACTCGTAACATGGCTAAGACGTTTATCTACGGCTTCCTATACGGTGGTGGTGATGCAAAGATTGGTTCTATCATAGGTAAGGATGGTAAAGCAGGTGCTAAGATTCGTAAGGACTTCCTTAAGAAGACCCCAGCACTAAAATACTTATCTGATGCCGTGAAGATGAAGGCAGAGAAAGGAAGCATCTTGGGTCTTGATGGTCGGATCATACCGATTAGACACGCTCACGCTGCTCTTAATACTCTCCTACAGTCTGCTGGTGCACTAATCTGTAAGGATTGGTACATACGCATAGAGCGCATGATACGTGACGCAGGGTACACTGAGGACGAAGTAGCTATTGTAGCCTTCGTACACGATGAAGTTCAAATCATAGTCAAAGATGGATTAGAGGGTATTATTAGTGAGTTCACGAAGCAGGCAATTAAAGAAACGGAAAAACATTACAACTTCAGATGCCCCCTTGACTCTGACTTCAACATTGGGTCGTCATGGGCAGAAACTCACTGACCCTAACCTCAAAGGTGACATTGCAGAACACTACGCCATAACATGGCTTTGGGATCAGGGTTATCATGTATTTAAGAACGCAGGGTGTACGGGGTCTGTTGACCTCGTTGCCCTTAAAGATAACAAGGTCTATCTATTCGACGTTAAGATGGGCAGACCTTCTTCACGCACAGCTAAGCAGAAACAGTTAGGAGTTCAGTTCCTACTCTTCAACGCTAAGACTCGTGCCTTACGTTTAATGAATCATAGGACTTAACATGAAGGAATGTAAGAAGTGTTTAGTAACCCTTCCTAAGGAAAGTTTCTCTAAACAGAAAAAGAATAAAGATGGGTTATATTCTTACTGCAAACCTTGTGCAAACAAACTTAAAGCAGTTAGTAAAAAACGAAAGTTTGCAGAGAATCCTAACTATTTCAGAGATAGAAACTTTAAAGATAGGTATGGTATTAGTTTACAAGAGAGAGATCAGTTAGCAGTAGATCAAGACCATAGGTGTAAAATATGCCTAACTCATGAATCTAAAGTTAGTAGATCAGTTCTTTTTGTAGATCATTGTCATACTTCAGGTGAAGTTAGGGGTTTATTGTGTGATGGTTGTAACAAAGCTATCGGACATCTCAAAGATAATCCCACTGCTATCAAAGCAGCACTAGCTTACATAACAAACAACGGAGATATATAAGATGAGTACACTTTTGGTGGACGGTGATATTATCGCCTACAAAGCAGCAACAATCGCAGAGAGACCGGTGAACTGGGGTGATGGTCTTTGGACACTACACGCCTATGAGCAGGACGTAGCTAACTCATGTGATCAACAGATCCTCAAACTTCTTGAAGAGTCAGGTTGTGATAAGATCATTACCTGTATCTCCGGTAAGAAGAACTACAGAACTGAGGTCGCCCCCTATTACAAGATGAATCGTGCAGAAACTAGGAAACCTATGCTTCTTGGTTACGGTCGGGGCTACCTCATGGACAAGTGGGAGGGTCAAATGACAGATGGTATCGAAGCTGATGATCTCTTAGGAATCTTAGGAAGCTCTGACCCAGAAAAGTATATCATCTGGTCGGCTGATAAGGACTTAAAGACGATACCCGCACGCCACCTCATCAATGGAGAGATCGTTACTATAGATGATCAACAGGCCGACTATTGGTTCTTTCTACAGACTCTTATGGGCGATACCACTGACGGTTATAATGGCTGTCCAACTATAGGTGAGAAGAAAGCTAATGCGATATTAGAAGAAGATTGTTCTTGGGAAGCTGTTGTAGCAACCTTTAAGAAGAAAGGCTTTAGTGAAGAACTAGCCTTAGAAAATGCACGTTTAGCTCGTATTCTACGGGATGGCGAATATAACTTTGATACAGGAGAAGTAAAATT